ATCCGGTGCCGACAGGAAACCACGATATTATAGTTTGCAAAGCAGAGTATATGAAATTGAAAAGTAAAGTTAAAAGCATTGTATTGGTGTATTAGAGTCATGCACACGGATTACCCTATAATATATATACTCCGCCATTAATAAATACATTACCCACCCGAGAATCGTATTAATGGTCGAAGTATAAGGCACGGCTTCCATGAGAGGGGCAGAGAGAAACGTTAAAGTTGATGTAGCGTTATTCACGCGTACATCTACCTTTACAGTTGATGTTGCCGTTTGAGTAGAGGAAAAGAGTTCCTCTCTCAAAGTGCCAACATCATATACATACGAGAAAGGCAAAGCATTTCGCAATGTTATGTTCGTAAATTGCGAAGTAGAGTCACCAGAGGGGACAAACAACCAAATACCCGCTTGTTTAATATAGCATGCTATATCAAACGTCGCACAATCACCGAGAGACAAACCAGACGTAGGTGCAGACGAGGTCGAGACAGTTGTCGTTCCAAGAGCAAAAGACACAGAAGACGACCATTCCGTAGACGTTGCATTTTCCGAATCATACAATTTTGCCTTATATGTGTAGTTTCCCACATATGGCAAAATCTGTGGGGCATTATACGAAAGACCCACACCATTCACAAGAGGAATATTTATAGAATTTGAAAATTCGATACCAGTATCTGAATTTTGAATGTCTAAAATAATCTGATTATAAGTGTCAGAGTTCGTGTAAGTACCCGAGAAAGGTATAGGATTGCTAACATATGTTTGTGCAGTCGGGTTGCTTGGTGTTATAGACGAAGCCGGTGGACCGACACCCGACGTGTCGGTCAATGCAAAATACGGGTAGATGTACCCCGAGTAGTCAATACCTTTTGTTTGAAAAGAACTTCCATGATTATTTGCTAAAATAATCGTGTAAGTTGACGTATACCCCGTCGTATTGACAGGCACATAGCACAGCACAGCACCCGAAGCCGGAACGGAACCGCCCTCACACGTCACAGTTCGAGCGATTCCGTTCGACCCGTCCCCGAAAGGGTCCGCCCCTGCGGGGGTCGAACCCGACCCATTCACAAACCATATCTTCACATCAGAAGCAGTATCCGGCGAAGCATAGTAGAAATACAGCCGAGCATTCGTATCCGCTACAACACCACCCGTTTCCCAATAAGACACCGAGCCATTCGCATATCCACCGGCAGAGACAGTGACAGAATCGCTCGAAATCAAGTTTCCACCGAGAGTCGTCGCAAAAGACAATGACGGCAACATAATCGAAGCAATTTGCATCCATTTTTTCTATTCAGAGCCTAGGGGTAAAACCTTGGGCTTTTTGTTTTGTCCAAAAATGTGTAATTTTGTGGAATGAAACTATCAGAAATAAAGGTAAACAAATCTAACCCAAGAATCATAAAGGACGAGAAGTTCAAAAAGCTGATAAAATCTCTTGAGGATTTTCCAAAGATGATGGAGTTCAGGCCGATTGTAGTTAACGACGATGGTATGATTTTGGGCGGTAATATGAGATACAGGGCACTTTTAGATTTAGGATATAAAGAAGTTCCTGACAATTGGGTAAAGAAAGCCAGCGACCTAACAGACGATGAAAAAAGGCGTTTTATAATAGTTGATAATCTTTCATTCGGTGAGCACGATTGGGATGCTTTGGCTAATGAGTGGGATAGCGAAGAACTGGAATCGTGGGGTTTGGATGTGCCTACTTTTGAAGATGATATTGAGGATGTAGAAGAAAAAGAAGATGTTGATTTGTCAGATAAAATAGAAGAAACATTTGAAGTCATAGTAAGTTGTGGCAATGAAAGCGAGCAAGAAGCAACATTTGAATATTTAACTAAAAAAGGATATAAATGCCGAGTTTTGACATTATAAAAGAAAGCAATCCAAAAGAAACCTTTAGAGTTTCAAACGTGTTAAATGCGTTTGATTTGGATAATAAAAAAATAAAAGAACATTTCAAAGGAAATATAGATTTAGATGGTAAAGAATGGAATATTGGCTTAATTGTTGGAGGTTCAGGAACTGGTAAAAGTACAATAGCAAAAGAGGTTTTTGGTGATTATTTTGTTGAGAACGAATATAATTCAGAAGCTGTTATTGATGATATGCCAAAAGAAAAAAGCGTAAAAGATATTACAAAAGCGTTTACAAGTGTTGGATTTGCTTCACCGCCAAGCTGGTTAAAACCTTACCACGTTTTAAGTAATGGTGAAAAAATGCGAGTAGATTTGGCTAACTGCATACTAAAAGAAAACGAGATAATTGTATTTGATGAGTTTACAAGTGTAGTTAATAGGGAGGTAGCGAAGACTGGTAGTTTTGCAATATCTAAAGCAGTTAGAAAACTAAACAAAAAGTTTATAGCGGTCGGATGCCATAAAGATATAACGGAGTGGTTAGAGCCTGATTGGATTTATGATACTGATGAACAGAGGTTTTTTTTTGCCCAAACGAATACAAGCGACCAAAAATTGAACTTGAAATATATCAAACAAAAAAAGAGTACAGACAAGAGATTTGGAGACCGTTTAAAAAATATCATTATTTAGATGAAAAATTACACCAATCGAGTGAGCAATGGATTGGTGTGATTAACGGAGAAGTAGTGTGTCATACTGGAGTAATTCAATTTCCAATGCGTAAAGGATGGAAGCGAGTTCATAGATTGGTTGTTTTACCTGATTATCAAGGAATAGGGATAGGTGTTAGATTTATAAATGAAGTATCTAAACATTATAAAAATAACGGATGGAATGTAAACTTAACAACTACAACACCTTCCTTGATTCATGTTTTAGCTAGAGGAAAAGAATGGTTATTAAAAAGGAAAGGAAGGGTTAAAAATACTTTAGCTAAAAATTTGGGTTTATATTATAACGATAACAAAAGAGCGGGCAAAGACAAAGGACTTGGAAGCTCAGATAACAGAATTACATACTCTTTTAATTTTAAAGACTAATGGCATACGATAAAAATAAAATATTTGAACAAGCTAAAGAAGTCACAGTAAAAAACAAACTATTTTTTATTGAGGATATAGTTGCTTTTTTGCCTTGCTCAAAGAATTATTTTTACGACCATTTTCCTCCTGATTCCAACGAATATGACGAACTAAAAGCATTACTAGACACTAACCGAACTACTTTAAAAGTTTCAATGCGTTCTAAATGGTACAAATCAAACGCTCCAGCTTTGCAAATGGCATTGATGAAATTGATTTGCAATGATGATGAAAGGAAGATGCTATCAATGACACATACAGACGTTACTTCAGGAGGCAAAACCATCACAAGCCGATACGATGAAATGAGCGTTGAAGAAATGGAAGCCGAACTAGAAAGGGTAAAGAAGCTATAAATTGACGGTAAGGGAAGAACTTGAAATAAGGCATAAGATCATACTTAAAAAGGCCCAACAAGGTGATTTCATGTCTATGATATGCCACACTGATAAAAGCTACCAAGCACAAGACTTTCATAAAAGAATAGCGTCAGCACTACAAAGGTTTTTGATCGATCCTGACTTCAATAAGTTAGCGATATTCTTACCACCTCAACATGGAAAATCGGAGCTTACGAGCCGAAAATTTGCGCCTCACGCATTTGGAATAAATCCAGACCTTAAAATTGCCTTAGCTTCTTATAGTTCTGATCTTGCAAATTCATTCAATAGAGACATACAAAAGGTTATTGATTCGGACGAATATAGAGAGATATTCCCAAACGCAACTATAAACTCAAAGAACGTTGTTACCACTCAAAGTTGGTTAAGGAATAGCGAAGTATTTGAAATAGTAGGCAAAAAGGGCTTTTTTAAGTCTATTGGCGTTACTGGTGGCCTTTCTGGTGTTCCTGTTGACATTGCTATTATTGACGACCCCGTAAAGGACGATATTGAGGCTCAATCGCCAACGTATCGGGAAAGGGTATGGAACTGGTACATATCTGTTTTATTAGCTAGGTTGCACAATAAGTCAAAACAACTGTTAATAATGACTAGGTGGCACGAAGACGATCTAGGAGGCCGCATTTTAAACCCCAAGATAAACCCTAACGCGCACGAATGGCATGTGATAAAGATACCAGCCATAAAAGAAGACAATAGCGACCCCGAAGATAAACGCGCAATAGGTGAAGCGTTGTGGCCTGATAGACACAATCTAAATAAATTAGAGGCTTTCAAATCATTAAGCGAAAACATATTTCAGTCTTTATATCAACAAAATCCAGTTCCTAGAGGTGGTCTAAGGATAGCGCGAGAAGCATTCAAGATCGTTGACGAGCTACCTGTTAGATTTTACCAGCCTATTTTATTCATAGATGGGGCTTATACAGACAACCAAAAGAATGATCCTACTGGTATAATGGATTTCTATTTTGACGTCGCCAAACAGGTTCTTTACGTTACTAATTTTCAATCGTTATATTACGAAATGCCACAACTTTTAGAACACTTAAAAGTCTACGGAAATGCAAGAAACGTTAAACAGGCAAAGATAGAACCAAAGGCAAGCGGTCACACATTACAACAAATGATGAATAAAGAGACAAAGATTCCTGCAAGCCTTATACAATCAAAGTTAGTTTCACAACCTAAAGACGCTGCATTCGGTTTGGCTTCGATCTACATTGAAAGCGGTAAACTTCAATTGGTAAAAGGAGAATGGAATGATGCGTTGATAAATCAAATGTGTTCGTTTCCAAAGGCGGCACATGATGAGGCTGTAGATTTACTCGGGCTCGCTTGCGATCACTTCTTCAAAACCAACATTTACGACAATTTCACAGGTAAAGATAATTTATTATAGAAAATCGATATATTTGCATAAACTTAAACCAAACATGACAGGTAACGAAACAGTTTACAAGCAAGTAATTGCAAAATGGGGCAAAAGAGCACAATTAGAAATGTTGCAAGAAGAAGCCACAGAACTAGCATTAGCAACTAGGAAATATATCCGAAAGGATGACAATAAGAGGTTTATAGACTTAGCTGGGGAAGTTGCAGACACTTTAATAATGATAGAGCAATTATTGTATATGTTCCCAAATATGGAAGAGTTTGTAGTGAACACTAAGGCCGAAAAAGTAAAAAGACTAAGCGATAGACTTAACGAAGATAGATTTGAAGATTAAAAAATGGGCTTAAAAGAACTATCAACAAAATATCAGAACATAGCCAAAGAGCTTGCAGAAAGCAGGCAAAGAAATGGCTTACTGATTGCGTCCGATGGTTTTGCCTTGGTTGCCAATAGGGTTCAAAATACAGGTGTTGATATGGACGGTCAAAAGATGCCTCTATATTCAGAAGGTTACAAAGCATTGAGAAAGTCTCTAGGCCTTCCAGTTGATAAAAGGACATTGACATTCACCAACGATATGTTCAGCGATATAAGGCCCGAAATAATAGAGCACAACGATGATTTTACGATCATAGAAATAAAGGCGCGCGCATCGTTCAACCAAGCCAAGATAAACTTCAACAGCAAGACGATAGATAAGTCAATCATAGGGTTTTCAAAAGAAGATAAAGCTTTTATAACCGAAGCTAACCAGAAAAGGATTCAAAAAATATTCGATAAATATAAGTAACGTGATGGCAATACCAACACTAACGCAAAAGATCACAGCAATAACCGACTATGTGGAATCACTTGACATTCTATCTAGCTGGGGTGGATGGTGTCACAACCAAACTGACAAAGAACTTCCTTATGGTATTTCGCTCGATCCATCATGTAACGGGAACATTTACAGCTACAATGAGAACGAAATCAGCGGTTATCTATTCCTGAACAACATAGCGAGCACCAACAGCGAGATAAAAAACGAAGTACTGGTAACGGCATCGATTTACATTTTCACGCCTTACAAAGCCATCGGGAATAAGATCAACACTTATGAAGTTCCTTTAGCTATATTCGGCCAGCTTAACAAGCATTTCACATCTCGTCATAAATTCAGATTTTCAACACAAACGGTTCAAAAGTACTTTGACAAAGAAATTGCGTTGATTGACATTGAGTTTCTTTTTTATGGTGATTGCTCGATTCCTACTTTTAAAGATAAAATATGCTAGCTAAGGTTTTAAAACTAGATAAAGAAAACAGGCTTCATATTGCAATAAGCGATAATGATTTTAAAAACATATTAAACAATCATAAAATGACTAAAGAACAAATATTGTATTTGGCTTCAACAAGTCCAGCCGCAATGGCATTTCTAAAAACTGTTTATCCACAGTATTTTGATCACTACTTGGATTTAAGCGAAGTCACAGCTATCGACAACGAACCTAGGACATTAGCGGTTAAGTCTGGCTTTGGCCTTACTCCGGTTGTTTGGGTAGCTAAAACAGGTGATCCTGAAACACAAAACAAATCATTTGCACTTGCAGAGGGTTACGGATGGGAACTTTTCAAGATCGGGGCACAGTCTTTTTTGAGGGCAAAAATAAAGTAGAATGATAACCAACTATCTACTCGTAACATCGATCTTTATAACGCTTCACATTACAATGCTGCCGGGTGAACTATTATCAGGCGTCAAAAAGTACGTATTCGATCATGGTCAAAAATCACATTGGGTTACTGCAATGTTTTTGAAGCTGTTGACGTGTCCTAAGTGCCTATCCTTTTGGGTCTCATTGATAGCGTTTCAAGATGTTTTATTGTCGTGCCTTTGTTTTATCACGCTTTATTTAGCCGAAAAATTTATAAAATGATGGAAGAAGTATTTCAAAATTACGAGCATTATTTAAATTGGGTTTCTGCGAATTGGGGCAAAGACCATTTATAAAGATTATGAGTGTGTTCTAGTAGATAAAAAAACCGATGGGAAAGTTCATGCTTTGAGTTACGAAATGCGATTAAAGAAAGCAAAATGACCAAAAAAACAGGCATATACTTAGACGAACGAATCATTGTAGGGAGTAGCGGAACGATTTACAAGATAGTTCCTGAAGCACTTTCTACGACGCGCGCACCAGAATACGAAATAAGGGGCGCACTACTTGGGATGAATACCGATTTTGAAACTCTCATAAAAGCTATCAGATCGGCAAAGAACGTCCTTATCAAGGGTCAAGATAACGCACAAGGTAACGCGCACACGGCGATTAAAATACTCGAAGGTATAGACGAAGGTATGATTAACTATCAGCTCAACAACAGGGCCGCTATTGTAGAATTTTGCTCGCTAGTCTGCATCAAAGAGGGCGAAAAGCTAAACGTTCACACAGAGGAACAAATTAGAGACAAGTATATTGATTGGGGTGAGATCCCGATACTAGATTTTTTGGACTTGGCGGGCAGATTGATACCCGGATTCAGAGAATTTTATCTGGCCGCAATAAAGGGGGAAAGACAACAAAGCGAAACAAGCGAGATTTAGACGCCAAAGAGATAAAGGAAACGTACGAGAAAATGATAATATTTACAAATAAGATATTGGGATATGATTTGATGGTTTTGCGCGGTATGGTTTATTGTCCTGACTTCTTAGATTTGTTTGATCTTGCTAAAAAAATACAAAGTGAAAAGAGAGAATAACTACCAGACAAACATATGGGTTAGATACTCGATGATTCAAAGTCATAACCTAGTATTTTATGGATTCGTACTATTTAGCAGGGAAGAAAGTGATAAGCCTCAAAGCCTCAAAGAATTGGCGGCTGTATTTTCAAAGCGTTTCAATCTTGAATATGACATGGAGCAAAAGTTGATTGACAACTATACGAACACGCAAAAGGTAGTTTTTGAGTTGGTTAAAAGTGGTATCAAAGTTTAAATTGATTGCAATATCAAAGAAACTAACACACCTGAGCGTCCGCAACTGCTTTTTAAAAAGTTTATTTAAACCATTCAAGATTTACCCCATCGCCATATTTTACTTCATTTCTTTCTGCAATACTTTCGTATATCGGTTGTGGGTTATTATCCCAAACCTTACCTTTAAGATTACAATTTGATTTTACAATCATCTCCGCAACTTCATCGGTTATAAATAAACATTCCTGACCACCTTCGGTTGTTTCTTGATATTCAAAAAATGGTAACAAAGGAGATTTAGAAAAATAACCACCTTTAGTAAGGTGCTGAATTAAATACTCTTTATCGCCAATAAACAATTTTGAGTTGTTGATGTCTATTTGACCACCTTTCTTTTTGTAGTAAACAATTATACTATTCACATCCTTTCTTTTTAATTACCTTACAAATATAATATATTATACAATGCCACGCACGTTTTTAGAAAATATTTAACATATTATATTCATTACCATTTAACTAATGCAATTAGACATATAAAGACGCTTCAAATTTTATATTTGTGAAAATTTCTTACGTCGATGTTAGATTTCTTAATAAATTCTATAAAGAGGGATAAACCAAATGAATTATTGGTTAAGCCAGTTCAGGAGGCCGCATATCAAAAGGCCATGTACTTGGGCAGCGGTGAAACCCTTGATAAATTACTTTGGGAATATCGAACAAAAGAAAGCGATCCACAAAAAAAGCAGCGTAAAAGGATAACAATATCAAGGTCAAAGCACACGATTAGGCAGATCGAAAATGTCATTAATCAGCTTGACACGATGGATAAGCCAGCGATCAACGTTATACCAGTCGAGAAAGACGATCCGCGCGCTGACATTATGAAAGAGTGGATTTATAACAACAACATAGCGTCTTTCTGCTTTGAAATGGTGAAGTACAATAATATTGTCGACGCCAATTCATTTTGTGTTGCCGGGATCAACGAATACAACGACCTAGAATTTAAAGTCTACCCTTCGTCCAGTGTTTACGATTTCTATATTGTGAACGGCAATCTTCAATACGTGATTTTTCAATCTGAAAGGACTGTCAATAAAAAGACGGTCAAAGATTACATTCTATACAGTGACGAATCGATAGTAAAAGTTATCAATAAAGAGGGTAAAGAGACGATGTACAACCCTGCTGAAATTGGCCCGATTGAAAACTATTACATCGAAAAAAAGGAAACGAAGAAAAACTTTGCTTTTCCATTAGGTATTTTAAAAGATGCTACCACTAACCAAAAAACATTTGTTTCTTTGGTTGATTCGGCAAGTGAGCTATTAAAATCACTTCATTGGCAGGGATCAGACCTAGACACAGCAAAAGGAACTCACGGAATCATTCAAAAGTTTGCTTATACCAAGCCTTGCCGATGGACAATGAGGGATGACACTAACGGGAATTTCTTAGCTTGTAATCATGGGTTCATAGAAAGAGACGGTACACCAACGGGGCACAAGTGCGACGCTTGCCAAGGTTCAGGAGAACAAATACATACATCAAGCCAAGATGTTATGACGTTCCCATTTCCAGACATGAACGCTCAAAATCCATTAAAACTTTCTGATCTTACGCACACTGTTTTTGCTCCAGATAACTTTTTGACGTTCCTAAAAACTGATGTTGCTGACATAGTTGATGAGATCATGAGAACTGTTTTCAATTCTACGATCATAACCAAAGACGAAATTGCAGCCACAGCAACGGAAAAGGTCATTGACTTGCAAGGCATATATTCTACATTGAACCAAGTAGGAATGAAGGTAAGCGACCTATTCATTTGGATGTGCGAAGTTAAAGCAAGCATTGAAGGGTATGAAGGATTAAGTTTCTTGCATGGCTACACGCTCAATTTAAAACTGGAATCCATTGAAAGTTTGGCAGCAAAAAGAAAGAGCCTATTAGATTCAGGAGCACCGATGGAAATCATTAAATCGGTTGACTTAGCTATCATGCAGAAACAACACATAGACAGTCCACAAGCAATTGAACGTTTTTCAGTGTGGGAACGATACAGGCCATTTTCAGATAAGAGCGAAAACGTAGTAATATCCATCATTTCAGGTCTCGACAAAAACAACCGTTACCGAATCCTTTATGAGTATTTCGGAATGATAAAAAGCGAAGTTACAAGTAAGTACGGCAACGACTTTTTTACAATGGAGCATCCAGAAAGGTTGAGGGTTATCAATGAAGAAGTAGACAAAATACGCGAAGAAATAAAACAATCCGATCCAGTAAACGAGCCTATAATGTTCTAAAAGTTTACACAGATGGATGAATTTTTAGATAAACTTTTACAGCGCACTGATAGAAAACTATCATTCATTGAACGCATGTTGTATAATGCTGTAATCGGCTATCTGATTGATAATATTACCTATGATGATAAAAACAAAATAACCCTCACGAACAACAATACTAGGGCCATTGGCAACATCAATAAATCTTCTGAAAAACTAGGTTCTCTTTGGGGTGACTTTATAAGGTTCGTTACGGGTGGGGTTTTAGACTACTTCAAAAAAGGGTTAAAAGACTTCTTAAAATTCGATGTATCAGCGATAGAAAAATCAAAAGATACTATTGAGAAACTAGAAAAGCAAAGTTCAACAACGGCAAACAAAGTCCTTTCTTTGGAGATAATCTTTTCTGATATAAAATCAAGGGCCATTTTATTAATGAGTAGGCCCGACGGGATAACGCTAAAAGAGCTACGAAAAGAACTCGAAGTTTTGATAGTTGATAAGAGCATCGCCAAAAGATATTACCAGCGTTGGACACATGATATTTATTCGCAATATCAAAGAATTGCAACAAATGAAGTTAGAAAGGAATTAGGTCTTAACTTTGCATTTTATCAAGGAGGGTTAATAGGTGGTTCAAGAAGGTTCTGCAGGGATAGAAACGGTAAGATTTTTCATGAAAGCGAAATACTATCATGGGCAAACTTAGATTGGCAAGGAAAGCAAGAAAGCGGTTACAACCCAATTGCAGATTTAGGCGGTTACAACTGCCGGCATAGACTAGATTGGATCAGTGACGAATTAGCATTTAGATTAAGACCAGACTTAAAAGAACAGTATGAGAACGTTTAGCAGATTTACAGCCACAGACGGCAATAGAATGTTAGTTGATGTTTCTATCATTGTTAGTGTTGTCGACAAAGGACAATTCAGAACGATATTCACACCGTTTGATGAAATCGACGTTTACGAAACACTAGACGAACTAGATATTATTCTTAATCAGTACAAACTATTTATGGCCAATAGCCTAAGAAATTGAAAGTAGACGTAAGTAACATATCAACAAGATACCTACAACGGTACACACTAAAAAAGGAAATCGACAACGGTTTTCAGGTTGATTCTATTACCAATGAGATAATCTACCAAGGCACGGATCATGAATATCTGGTAACGGCCATGTTGAACGCCTACAAAGAAGAAGAAGGAACTATTGAAAAGCAATGTGACGCAGAAAACCTGTTTAGCCGCGACATAGTTCTAAAACATAGTGAAGGCAATTTTGATCTACCAAACTGTATAACTAAAAAGCAAGTAAGGCTCAAAAACTCATTGGATTGTGTTGCTGAAAGAAAGATAAATATTTTTGATTATACCCAAACAGACACAAAGACACTCGAAGGAGAACTGGGACGGGGCACATATTACAATGAGGTTTTCATTTACAGGGATTCATTAGACTTGGTTCCTAGACTTACTTTAAATGAAATATTAGCCTTAGTTGGTGGCATTCCAGATCAGAGCGCAGTAGGCTTTTTCTTGGAATATGCCCAGCTTTTAATTCAACCAATAATAGAAAGACAAACAGATCCTACATATGGAGACTACGACCAAGTAGTTTCAACTAAAGTTAGCATATCGGTAACGTACGTAACAATTTATTCACCTACACAGATAACGCCTGACTGGTTGCCCGCTCTTTTTGGTGGATACTTTTACAGCAAACTAAAAAACGATCTAAACAATTGGGGCGCAGAAAACCCAAACGATCAAACAGTAGTAGGATTATTTAACACACCATTGATATACCAAGAGGGATATTGGGAAAATGGAAGGACGGGCCAATACATCGACAAAATCATTTCAAACACTTACTTTCTAAATGAGATTTTGCAAGACATTTTTGCATGCACAGGCAAAGAGCTAATAAGTAATTTCTTTGGAATCAATATAGACGGTACGCAACCATCAAATAAGTATTACGAGTTCGCAGATAGTTTTTGCCAAGATATGAAGATCGCGCAAAGTTTTGACATAATAAGAGAAACGGCTATTGAGGATAGTTTTGGACGGTCTGGAATAATCGAATCAAAAACCCTTATAGCTGATTTACTTTTCATGTTTAACCTATTTTTTGTTGAAGAAACAGACACGATAAGATTAGAACATAAGTCATATTTTACAAGAAAAGGCGTTGATTTAGACGGCAAAGACTACGAGTTTGCACCCTTAGAAATGAACGCTGAAAAGATCGATCAAGAGTTGTTTAACTATGCAATAAATTTTGACAATAAGCCATTTTATGAAGCAAAGCTAGTTTATGCTACACCAAATTTATATTCAAAACCAAACGAGAAAACAAAGGCAACTGAAAAGCTTGTTTCGGACGTGCTTAGCGCAATCAACAATAAAGAATTTAAAAAATCAGAATACGAGGATTTGTTTTTTTTACTATCGACAAATGGCGATGCAATTATAGGTTTAAATACCCAATTAACCATGAGTAATCTAATCAGAAAACTTCATGACTTAGATAGGCCAATGAAATCATGTGAAATAAATGGCGAAAAGGTTACTTTTGATGTTTTTAGCGTTGGTTTGTCAGGTTCAATAAAGCTAATGACCAGCGTAATCACATGGCAAAATTTAATGCCTTACATGAGCGTAAAAACTAGATATGGAACGTACTTAATTGAGACAACCGAAATAACGGAACAAGATTTGTTAACGCTAAAGATAAAGAAGTAAAATGTACGGAATATACCATCCTTTTACATTTGTCTACACACGAAAGGAAGTAGATTCCAGAACCGTATTCAAAACACCTCTTTTAGATGTGATCTTTTCGGGCGTTGATACCGTTGCATTTATAAACTACGATACTAACGCCTCAGCTCCAGCAACAATAACCTCACACAATTGGGATATAGACGGCAATTCATACAAATCAGTAAGGGTAACAGCCAACTTGGAAACAGGTAAAAGGTACTGTATAAAAATAGGATCGACGCATTATTCAGAACTTATCGAATATGTTTCAAGCGATTGCGTTCAAAGGGTTGAAACTAAAAACAGTTGCTCAAACCAATATCACGATTGGGATAATGACGCATCAACTTTAGAGCTAATTCTAAATGAAAGCCAAATACTTCCAAGCGATCCACAAACAGAAACCATATCAATCATTGGGCCTTATGGAGAAACTAGAAAATCAATAAGTCAATCGGTAACGGAAAGGCTTCAATATCTTGGTATCGCAGGATTTAACCAGTTTTTTAACTCACTAAAAGTAAACGATTACAATACGATTGATACTGGCATCGGATCAAAAGACATTCGCAATATCGAAGTTTCTGGAAGTGAGCAAGATAACGGTAGATATTCAGTCTTTGAAGTAAGGTTTGAATTTACCGACATTTCACAAAGCGCGTCAAGTTGTTGCGATATAATCAACATAGACGACATTTTAAATCCTGAGAATCCAGACAATAACCAAATCGAATGCGTAGACTTTACGGCCTCAATAGTTGACACTGACGGAACATTAAGCGTTACTTTAACAGATGCTCCACTTGGTACACCTTCTTACAAATGGTATCGCAACGGGGTTCTAATATCCACGGGCACAACGGCAACGGTTACAAGTTCAGGAGAGTATAACGTTTTGGTTCAAATAGGAGTTTGTAGGGTCAATTCACTTTATGTTGTCGATAATGAATGTGATGATTTTTCGCTTGTACTTTCTTTGGTAGGCAACGAGTTAAATGGGGTTGTTTCCAATGTTCCAGATGGCGAAACAGAAACATATTCCATTAAAACTGGTGGTGTAGAAGTTGCAACGGCTTTGCCTTATACGGCTCTAATAAGTGGTACATATTGGGTAACGGTCGAGGCTGGGGAATGCAAAAAAGTAAAAGGGATTTACATAACAGTTTCAGAAATTGATTGTGATTTTACGATAAGTATAACGTCGAGCGGGAACACACTAACGGCAGTAACGGACGCACCTACACCGTCTTACGAATGGTTAATAGATAGGGGTGGTGGTGAAGGCAAACAAGCACTTGGCACAGCATCGACACAAACAAGATCAGGCGAAGGAGTTTATTTCTTGAAGATCACGAACGGCACTTGTTCAAAAGAAGATTATGTATTTTTTGCGTCATCAGATAAAGACGTTTATTGTATAATCAGAAATGCAATAGGATTCGAGTTTGTTGTTTACGGTATAAATTTGCTTACCACAAGCCCAACAGACTTAGAAATAACTATCGATGGACTCAATGTTACTTATACAGCTTCAACGCCAACACTTGCAAGCGAATGGTCATATAATTCTGAAGGGCTATTACTTACATCAGAGGCGCACGCGCTAGAATATTCTTTAATCGTAATTCACAAAGTATAAAATGAGGTTATTAGGTATAATATTATTTCTATTGTTTGCTGTTTCGCTTTTCTCACAGTCTGGAACGCGACCAAATCAAATTCAGGGTTCGCCGTACAAGGGTGGGGTTTTGGTAACAAAGGCAGCGTATTACGATCATGCAAGAAAAGACACTTTCTATATTTACCAACACATGCCAATTGACAGTTTGGGAATAGTTGGGGGTGCTGATTCTTTTTACATCAACGGAGTTTGGGTTTACAATGGTGATACGGTAAATATTAGTGGAAGTATGCCTGACAGTATATATTCCACATCTCCAGGAGGAACAAACGACCAAATATTACACCTAAGAGATGGCAGCGGTACGGTTGATTTTGATCCGTCCAGTTTGAATGAAATCCAGTATGTTGATGGATATATTACAACGGCTGGAGCTTCTATTTTATCTCCGCACTTATTGAAGCGAGTTAATTTATCAGCGATGCCAAAGGGCGGTTTTTTCATACCTCCTGACTATCAATTTGCCATCGATGAAGATCCTTTCAATGAGTTGGGTGAAAGCTTTATTATTGCAGATTCATTATATTATAAAAGATGCCAAGAATGCGATACTCTCTTTGTCGGTATTATTGACACTTCAAGTATAAATGAACGAGGCGTCCCTAGAATATCCAATGATTCACTTTTTTATAAAGAATGCTATGTATGTACTGAATATTATTACGGAAAAGTCATACATCCAAACGATCCAGACACAATTGTCGGAAACGAATTTGGAACCCTTTTCAAAGGCGATCCGGATCAAATAAAATACATTGCTTGTGATACATGCGCACAGCAAGTAATATCAGATAATTATATAATAGTAGACGACCAAGGCGGCGGTCAATTTGAGTGGATTATACCAGAAGGTGGGGGATCTATT